ATGCTCGAGGTCTGCGAACACGGTCGGCGGCTGGACGCGGCGGCTCACCTTCGGGTTGTACATGCCGAGGTCTGCGGTCAAGCGAACATCGAGGGCATCTACCACGGTCATGCGTTCGTGCTGGACGTTGACAAGGGGATCGTGATCGATACGAGTAACGGCCGATGCTGCGTGCTGCCGAAGCAGGTCTACTACGGGATCGGAAAGATCGATCAGATCAACAACCTGCACGTTTACACGGCCGACGAGGTGATCGAGAAGCTGCTGTATCTTAGAACTTACGGGCCGTGGGACCTAGAGACTTCGACCGGTCTGTAGGTCGGTTGCGTCAGCGATTGCAAGGTGTTACTCTGTTGGTTCCTCGAACCTCGGAGTAACCATGGCGAAAAATAAAAACGAACCGGCTCAGTGGCGGTCCAAAATCGTCGGGCATGGCAAGGTCGCTGCGGATCAACTTCTAGCCAACCCGTTCAACCACAGGCGGCATCCTCAGAAGCAGCGGGACGTTGTCTCTGCTTCAATCCAGGAGCTAGGATTCATCAAGTCGGTGATCGTAAACCGATTGACTGGCCACATCGTTGACGGCCATGAGCGTGTGATGCAGGCTCTCGGTGTAGGCGAAGAAACCCTGATTGATGTTGAGTACGTTGAGCTATCGCCAGAGGACGAAAAGAAAGCCCTGTTGATTCTAGATGCGTCAAGCGAACTAGCCGAACTCGACGCTTCCCAACTTAATCTTCTGGTTGGCGACTGCAGTTTCAATCTTGACGCACTGAACGATCTTGCTTCTGAGATGCTAGAGTCCGTGACCATTAATCCGGATCCAGAGATTCACGAGGATGACGTTCCTGCAGTACCAAGTGACCCCATCACCAAGCCTGGAGACCTATGGGTTCTCGGGCCCCACCGCGTTCTTTGCGGTTCGAGCTTGGAGTCATCATCGATGGCTCGGTTATTCAAAGACAAAACCGCACAAATGATTTTCACCGACCCACCCTACAATGTGGCGTATGTCGGCGGGACAAAAGAAAAACTGACAATCAAAAACGACGCCATGAGCGGTGATGATTTTCTTTCGTTCTTGCGATCTGCATTTAAGACCATGGGCGAGGTTCTAGATCCTGGTGGGGCTGTCTATGTGTGCCATGCTGATTCCGAGGGTGAGCGGTTTAGGAATGCGTTTTGTGCTGCTGGATTTGAATTGAAGCAGTGCCTGATTTGGGTCAAAAATTCTTTGGTCCTCGGTAGGCAAGATTACCAATGGAGGCATGAACCAATTCTTTACGGTTGGAGGTCTGGTGCTCGCCATAGTTTCTATGGTGGTCGAAAACGCACAACGGTCATCGATGATTCCGAGGGTCTAACAATCCGTGATTCAGAAGACGGCAAGAAGGAAATCACCATCAGTTTCAATGGTCGCACCGTGATTCTCAAGGTGGACAACTACTCGGTTTCTTATGATGGCGATGACTCGCAGGAGTCGACTTGGAGGTTTGACAAGCCATCGCGGAACAGCGATCACCCAACAATGAAACCAATCCGATTGGTCGCCAGGGCAATCGTCAATTCTTCTGCACCTGCAGACATAGTTCTTGACGGGTTCCTCGGATCAGGCTCAACTTTGATTGCTAGCGATCAGACTGGAAGAGTATGCTACGGCACTGAGCTGGACCCTCGATACTGCGATGTCATCGTTAAGCGATGGGAAAACATGACCGGCAAAAAAGCTATCCTCGAGGAGCGTGTCGCATAGCCATGGCAAAAAAGAAAACTGAAACAAATCAATGGCAATCTAAGATCGTAGGGCATGGCAAGGTTGCTGCATCGCAACTGCTGGCAAACCCATTCAACCATCGACTTCACCCTGAAAAGCAACGTCAGGTCGTAGCCGCTTCGATCCAGGAGTTAGGGTTCATCAAGTCCGTGATTGTGAACCAAGTCACCGGACACATCATCGACGGCCACGAAAGGGTGATGCAGGCCCTGGGTGTTGGTGAGGAAACGCTGATCGATGTCGAGTACGTCGAACTTACCCCTGATGAGGAACGCAAAGCATTGCTGATCCTCGATGCTTCAAGTTCTTTGGCTACAATTGACTCATCGCAGCTAACGCAACTGGTAGACGAATGCAGGTTCGATCTCGAGGGCCTTCAAGAGTTCGCTGTAGAACTTTTGCAGGTTGCAAACTACGCCAACCCTGATCCAATCAGCAAACCCACAAACGGTGAAAACTCAAACAGCACCGAAATTGAATGCCCAAAGTGCAAGTTCAAGTGGCCAAATAAAAAATGACCAAACGCGCCGGAAAGAAAAAGTCACCGGGGCGCGGAAAGAAAACGACAGGCATCAAGCCGGTGTCACAATCCGCACCGATAGCGACAGGCAACCCCCAACCAGATTCGTTCTTTTGGCCAGAACTGACCAAAGCGAATCAAGAGCTAGCAACCAAAGCTGGGAGAGGGGACCAACTAAAACGGCTCAACGATCTGCGGCTAGAACTGCGGTCGGTAAACGAGCGATGGCCAATACCACCTGAACTCCGAGAGCGGATGGTATTCGAATCGGCTCGGATCATGATGGACCCACAAGCAGGAGTCAAAGAGAAGCTGTGGGCCAATCGGCTTCTGTTGGCAATGGACCAAGTGAACACCAAGCCGAAAGAGCTGCCGGTTCAAGTCCAGGCCGGAACCAACATCACGGTCAATCAAATCCTAGCAATGATCGACAGCGGAACAGACGATCTGGATATGAGGGACCGGAAGGTACTACCGGGGGCCGTGGATGACTACGCTTGAACGAGGCGAATGGGTGTCGCCAGCCGACGTTCGCAAGGTGTACGAGGACGCTCAGGCAATGCGGTCCCCGTTGCTGATGGCCGAACACTTCTCGAACGACTGGAAGCGTGCTCGGCATCTAGCGGTCATCGACTTCGAGTTTCGCAATCTTTTGAACGATCCGAATTTAGACTGCTTGATCGTGAAGTGTCCGGTTCGGCATGGGAAGTCGCAGTATCTAGCGCGTTGGGCTCCGGCTTGGTATCTGCTGCGGAATCCATACTCGCGGGTGATGATCTGCACCAACACGGCAACGCTAGCGTCATCGCACTCGCGGTGGGTGCGGGACAAGGTGCATGAGCTTGCACCAATGATGGGGCTCCCTGGGGTGGACCCAAAGCACTCGGCGGTTCGAGAGTGGCAACTGGAAAAGTATCACGGCGGCTGTCTGGCCGCGGGTGTTGGGACTTCGATCGTTGGGTTCGGTGCGAACGTGCTGATTATCGACGACTACTTGAAGGATGCCAAAAGTGCGTACTCGCAGAAGATCCGTGACGACCAGTGGGATTGGTTCGTGTCGACTAGCTCGACCCGTCTTGAGCCTGGGGGCAAGGTGGTTCTGTTGTGTACTCAGTGGCATGAGGACGACCTGATCGGACGGATCGAAAAGCGGAAGGACGAGCTGGAAATACGGGTTCGTTCGATCACGCTGCAAGCTCTGCGGGAGGGCGACGAAGTAAAGGATCCTCTCGGGAGGGCCGAGGGCGAGGCGCTGTGGCCGGAACGCTGGCCGGAAGAAGTCATGCTGCGTCGCAAGCGGCAGGCTGGTCACTGGTGGTCCTCGATCTACCAGGGCAGTCCGAAGGGCTCGAGCATGAGTTCCTGGCCAGATGCGTACTTCCAAAATGTCTGGGCCGAGGACGACGAGTTCCCGGACCCTCGGGAGTGCTATCTGTCGGCTGCGTTCCTGGACCCCTCGAAAGGCAAGAACTCGCGGAAGGGTGACTATCAAGCAATGGTCTGGATCGGATACCGAAACGGTCTGTTTTATGTCGACTCGAATATCGACCGGATGCCAGTCCCGAAAATGGTTCGGACCTACGTCGAGTGGAATCGGGAGCGAAAAACCGCGTTCGTCGGGATCGAGGCTAACGCTTGGCAAGACCTGCTGGCCGACGACTATTGGGACGTTTGCCAAGAGATCGGGTACAACGCGGACCCACCAATCCTAGTCAATCAGACCGTGAATAAAGTGGTGCGCGTGGAGCGTCTTGGGAAGTGGTTCGAGAAGCGATTGATCCGGTTCAGGCGTTCGGCGTCCAACGAGATGCTGCTGGACCAACTGCGGACGTTTCCCTACGGGGCGTACGATGACGGGCGGGACTGCTTGGAGGCTGCGATGGCTCTTTTGTGTCGCTCGGTGGACGCTCTGCATGGAATGCACGAAGTGACCGAAACTGAAATCTAGTTTGGTTTCTGGGCTTGGTGGCGTTGTATCTGCGAACGATTGTTTTTCCATTCATCGCAGAGGTGTTTCATGGCGTGGGAGTTTGAAGATGAGGCCGGTCAGTTCCGATCGGTCGGCGGCAACGAGTTGCAGCGGTTGGTCAACGACGGGTTGATTACCAGGAGTACAAGGCTGACGGCGACAATCAGCGGAAAGACCGCGATGGCAGAAAACGTGATCGGACTCAAGTGGCCGGTCGAGGACGAGCAGGAGCAGCTAGAGCGATTGCTCGATGGGTTTCCGTTGTTTTCAGAAGAACCTCCACCGGCGAATGAGTGGCCAAAAGAGCCACCGCAAACCGCAACGCCTGTAAACGTTTCCAGGGACGCGCCAACCGGGATCTTCGACCTGGGGTTCCGGTCGGCATTGACCCCGGCGTTGGTTTCGGCGCTTTGGGGTACATGGCTGACGGTCGGTGCTGGCGGGGTTGCTCTGATGGCGATCGGTATGGGGCTGCGGACTCGCTCAGGCGGTTCGGTCCCTCAGATGGTCGCTACGGTTGCGGCTTACGCTGTGGCGTATCTGCTGGCCTCGGTCGTGGTGCGGATCGTGTTGGAATGCGTTGTGGTGTTGTTTCGGATCGCGGATTATCTCAAGAGGATGAAGTAACGATGAGCGATGAGCGAAAGGCCCTGAATGCACAGAGGGCCGAGGACGTGAAACGAATCAGGGAAGCGTACCTGGAAGCCGAACGTGCGGTTGCCAAGGTCGGTACGTTGCTTCGGACTACAGTGGCAGGCGAGTATATGTGGGCGACCCGTCACCGGACTGCGATAAGCGGAATCAAGGCGACGCTGAATATCATGCGGAAGGACGTTCCAGACTATCGGGGAAAAGAGCAGGATTCATGAGCGACGCAATCCCGGTCGAGTTCGTCGGTGGTCCGTTCGACGGAAAGCAGTTGTGGGTTCCCTCTTTGGAGGGGGATCTGAAAGTGCAGGAGTTGGACCTGCACGCCGAATCGAATACGCAGTCCGGCAAGGTGGCCTATATCGAGCATTCGTATCGGCTGCGCAAGGTCGAGGGTATCCTAGTAAGGCTACCGAACGGCTGGCACGCAATGGACCACCAGACACCGAACCAGGAGCCAAGGGGATGATCGACAAGAAAATGATCCGAAGCAGGATCGAGGAACTAGAGAGCGTTGCTGGCTGCGACCTGTCGAACGCGGACCTGGATCGGCTCGAAGGCTGGTTCTGGGAGGGCTACAAAACGGCGATGCCAGCGTGGGCGTTCCACCAGATCGGCTACGACACGGCCGAGAAGCGTTCCTACAAGCTAGGGCAGATGACGCGCCGGCTCGAACTCCAACGGACCCTGTGTATCGGGCGTTCCAGGGTGCAAAAAAAGTAGGGTTGTTTTTTTCTGGCGTTTTTTTCTGGTTTGCGTTTTCCCTGGTTTTTCGTTGGTCCGTCGCGTCGGTCGCTGTAAACGTTTACAAGATTCTGGAAAAACCCGCGCCCTGTTTTTCGGCCAAATGAGCCCTAGCTACTATGGGGGAGCAAGTCGCTCCCTTGAACGGAAACCTGAAAGGATCAGACGAAAATGGCCAAGGCATCAAAAAGCGGATTGTTCGAAGTTTGGGGCGGTTTTTTAATCGAAGGCGATTGCTGCACACCAACTCGGATTCACAAATTCCTGGTTAAAACGTTCCCTACTTCGGAAGCAATCGAGGTTGCGACGCAAAGCAATGCTTTTCACGGATTGGATTACGTTGAAATCCGGTTCCCAAAGAACTACTTGGACCGGATGGCCAATCTGGACAAGCGCAAGCAAGATCGCCGTAATCGGGAAGCGTTGCTCGATCCATCGGTTCCATTCTAACCTTTCAATCAGCCGACAATGCTGAAACCCTAACGCTTTTTTGGAGACAATGACAGATGGAAAAACTACTCAAGAGGCTACAGTCGATCGAGGAACTGGACTGCGTTCTGCAGAACTGGTGTTCTGACGACGACAAGCGGCCAGAGGACTACTCGATCGATTTGCTGCTGGATCTGGCGGTCGAGCGGCGAGGGGAGTTCTACGAGGACTGCCACACGCTGTGCGAAGCGTTGCAGGGCGACCGTGGGCCGGAGGAAAAGCGGTACGCGAAATCGCAACTGGCCAAGATCAATCGATGGATCAAAGCAGCAAACAAAGCGGTGAACGACGCGAAGCGATGATCGACGACTGCCTCCTGCCGGGATGGGCTCCGGTTTTTTGGTTTTGTTTTGTCGCTCGGTGGCGTTGTACTGGTGGAGGATTTTTTCATGGCAAAATTCGATTGGGAGCAAGTCTCGCGTGGCGTTCACCGGGCTTGCGAATGGACGTTTGAAGTAGTGGCCGGACGGTTCTTTCTGAGCGGTCCAAGCTGGTACGTTCCAAGCCAAGTCGGTGGCTTTGCATCCTTCGCTGACGTCGAAGAGGAAATCACCGAAGAGTGTCGAGAGCGCCGCGCGGTGCTCCGTGAGTTGATGGGTCAAGAGTACCAAGCATGGTGCAGAGGATGGGAAAGGGTATGACGACGGAAGTGAAACCAGTGGTCGAGGGTCTGCGGTCTGTGATCGCTGATGATGTGATTGCTGCGGCTGCGGACAAGTTTGGGCCGTTGTCGGCTGACACGAAGGAAGGCTATCGGGACGTCAAAGAGGC